TTCGTAATTCAGCGCCTCAATGGCGTTAGGCGCGGCTAATCGTGAAAGATCAATGGCGGTCGGCGCATATGTCTGGACCATCTGCCCTACCTTTCATAAACGACACGCGTGCTGACATTCTCGGCAACTGTGTAGTCGCCAAGATGCCCGCGCGGGTAGTACGTACCAAATATTTCAATCGCGAGCCGCCCGCCTGGTGTGGCGTCGACAATGCGTCCAGCGGTCATGCGAAAGCGTGGTTCCCAATCAAGAATGGCCCGCGCCGAAGCGCTGTAGACCTTCAAGATGTTCGCGGGGATCATCTTCCTGTCGACCAGGTCCGGAAGGTCGCTTCCGAATGTCCGGCGCATGACGCGCGAGCCGATCGGCGTCGTCAAAATCTTGCGAATGGACTGCTCGACATGCGGCCAGTCACTTAACGGGCTTCCCGCCCGTTCACTTAGTCCTGTCGAGTCCGCCATCGCTGTCTCCCGTGATAACTACTCGGTTGGTCATGCCGGAAATGCCGACGACAACCGGGTCCACAACGCGGCCAAAGGGCGGCGCAAGCTCACGCGCCTGCGCGGCGGTCAATTCGATTTCGGCATCCTCTGGATGCCACACGCCTACGATTTCGCAGGCCGTGCGAACCTTGTATTTCTTCATGATTTTTTCCTTGGGTTAGTCGACGGCCGAAACTGATCCGGATCCCTCGACGATCGGCCAAAGGCCGGCTGACGAGCCGGTAGAAACGTTCACCTTGTCGCCTATTCTGGCTACTGGTCGCCCGCCCTCTCCGCCCAACTGGACATTCGGGCTATTCACGATCACATTCGAAGCCGTCACAGTCAGGCCATCGCCGGACATCTCGAGCACCGCATCGCCAATCTTGATATGCAGCGGCACGTTGCCGCCATTCTCCCGCGCGTTTTCATCGCTGTAAGTCGACATATCGATGACGGCGTCCGTCAGGTCGCCGCTTTCAGAGATGACATCGACTTGCTCGCCAACCGTGCGCACAACGTCAATCTTGACGCCACCGGCGCCTACGGTACGCGCCTTCATCCACGGGCTCAAAAACGGCTTCTCGCCCTGCTCGCTCAGTTGAACGCGGTACTTGCCAGCGTTGTCCCCCTCACCCACCTCGGCAATGGTGCCGGTTCGCTTGCGGTTGCGGGAGCGACGCTCAATCTCGGCCAGACGGTAATAGAGATCAGAAACCTGGCCACTCAGCGTCTTCGGAATCATGGCGCCACCTGCGCCGGCGCGACTGTGATTTCCGCAATATCCACATCCGCCTCCGCGCCCGGCTGCGTCGTGTAGAGCAGCGCATCGCCTTCCGACCGCGTGTTGCCGTATCTGCGCAAGTCCAGCTTCCACTGCGGCGCGTTGCCGGCTACAGCCGCCCGCATGGCGTCAACGGCTTCGCTAAGCGCCATGTCGCCCTCTTCGTCCACCTTGGCGAAGAAGCGAGCCAGAGGGTGCGTCTCGGCCATTGTGGTGCCGGTCGCGGGATCGGGAAAAAGGTCTGCAGTCAGCTTGATCTGTTGCGCTGCGAGCCGGATGCCGTTGCCGTCGCCGCTCGTGCGCTCACGCTCGACTGACTGCACGGAATTGACGCATGAACGCCAGATTTCAGCCCATTCGTTGTCTGGATCGTTCAAAGCGTCGGCAATCTGCCGCGCGACCAAATCCAGATGAAATTCAAAAGCGCCATCCGTCGCCGGAATTCCGATGCCGACCAGCACACTCACGCCCGTCTCCGGGTCCGTCTCGGTCATGGCAGCCGTAACGCCTGCCTCGAAAAGAAATTCAGTCGGGCCGTTGCCATTCAAGGCGCGCAGCCCGGTCGCTGTAGTCTTGCCGCTGTGCGTGTAGACGCTGATAAACGGCTTGTCCTCTTCCGTCCTCAGTTCGCCGTCGGCGCCCACGTCGAGCGCGCCGATCTGGCTATCCAGCACGTTGTCGCCGACCAATGTCTTGCCCCGCAGCGCGCGGACGGCCGACATGCGGGCCGCGATGCGAATGAGTGACATGGGTTTTTCCTTAGAAAATTATGCTCTCGAGGCCCTAAGCCTCATTCAGATTCAAGACCAGCCGCGTATGGCTGCGATCGTCAACATCTGCGACCTCGAACCAAAACTCACCCGGTCTGGATATCGCCTTCACGCGGTCACCAGCCTTAATCTGCGGCCCGGTGTATGTCGTGCGGTCAATGTGCAGCTGAGCCTTGTCGGCCACAATTCGCGATCGCCAGCCGCCGCTCGATCCCCCGGTGACGCTCGTGGCTTTGCCCTCACCGACGCGAAGGACAGCTTCAATATCGACGGCGGGTCGCGTCACATCGACGATGCCGCTCTTCAGAAACGACAGGCGAACTGGCTCCGCGAATTTATCGTCCACGGAAGCCAGAACCTTGTCGCGCAGTGCGTGAAAACGGGCAGAAACTGGCATGCTATGTCGGCCTCCGCCCATTCTCGTGTCAAATATTAGGTATTCTTGGCGCGCTGAAGCGCACCGGGACGTGTGCAGATGTGCAGTGCGTTGGTCTGCACCTCGCCGTGGATGCCCTTGCCGTTCGGCATGTTCCACTGCTTCGCGTACAGGCGCTTGCCGAGCGTGTTGACGGTCTCGACGTAGTCGGCCGGCGCGTAGTAGGTACGGAACAGGTTCTGCAGGCCTACCGGGAAGAAGCGCGCCTCGGTGGTTGCGATGCCCAGAAGGGCGCCGTCACCAGTTGCGTCGATAGCGCCGTAGTTCTCCCAGACGATGCCGCCAAACTCGAAAATCGGGTTTTCTGCGCGGTTGAGGCCAACGTAGCTCTCACGAAGGAAGGATGCCTGGCTGGTGTTCTTGTAGCTGTCGCGAACTTCCGGATGCGTCAATAGCTGGTCGAAGAACGTGTCGCCAACCATCGCGTGAACGTAGTTGAACGACGTACCCCCAACAGCGGCGCGAACCGCGCGGATAACGGCCTGGCACTTCTTCATGAGGGCGCCGGGTGCTGGTGAGGCGTTGTCCAGATCGAAGTCGATTTCGGTCGGAGGAGTCACGCCAAAAGTCGTGAACAGGTTGAGCGTCTGGCCATCAGCATAAGTGATGATGCCCTTGATTGCGCCGAGGCGAGCGTGTTCGTCGGTCAGATCAAGATCAGAGATGTTCTCGAAAAGCTTCTGAGCAACGATGCCCTGCACGGTCTGAAGCTGCGTGTCGCTGCCGTAGGCGCGAACGTTCTGAACCTCATCGGCAACGACAGACCAGTCGCGCTCGAAATGCGGGACAACGAGGCTGGTGACAGAACGCTTGTTGGTGTCGCGGATGGTGCCGGGACCGCCACGAGGAGTCGGAGGAACAAGCTGGATGGTGTCGCCAATCCGTTCGACGGCAACCGAAGTCGTCGTGACGGACGTGGAGTTGAACAGGCCAAGCTGCGCAAGGCGGTTCGGGCGGTATTTGATCTCGTTGACGGCGTCGGTCAGCGAGGTGACGCTGAAAGCGTCATTTGCAAAGATGTCTAGCATGGGTACCCCATAAAAAAGCCCGCCAGGAGCGGGTGGTAAGGTAAGCGGGCTTGGCCTGCGCTATAGCGCTAGCTTAGAACCGGGAGATGATGCCAACGGCGGCAAGCTGCGCACGAGCGGCGGCCTTCTTGGTGTCATCGTTGACTGTCGAGCCGTATGTCAGAGCGACGCCCTTGACTTCCGCATCGCGCGTGATGGCTGCGACAGTGACGTCGGCTGAGGTCGCGTCTACTGCGCTCCACAGGACGGCAACCGCAGTCTGCGTACCGTCGGCCCCCGTGGCTGCGGATGGGACATACTTGCCGGAAGCGGTAACCTTGGCGAGCACTGTGCCGGGGGCAAGGATGCCAGCGCCGGAAGCAATCACGATGTTGTCGCGGCTGCGGTGGAAATTGGCTTCCGAAAGCAGAAATTCGCCGGTGTGCCGGCCTTCAGTGTAAGTTGGCATAGGATTTTCCTTAAGGACCGGGGTTTACTTGGTGTCGACGTTGCCGACGCGCGCCGTGGCTCGCGCCCAGCCGTGGTTGGTCTCTGGGGTCACGCTCCCTTTGAGGGCTGCGCCAGCGAGGCGTGTGGCCTCATAAGTGGCGGATGTAGCTTCGGCAGAAGCGGTGGCGGGCGCAGGTGACGGCGCGAGCGCCAGGACAGCCTTGGCCGCCTCGACTGTGCTTCCCGTGGAGAACAGGTGCTCGGCGAGCGCCTCGCGGCCCTTGGCTTCCTCCAGCGACATAATCGCGGTGCGGCGGTCAAGAGCAGCCTTCACGGCCGCGTCTGCGGCGGATGCTGTGGCAGCAGTCGCGGCATCAAGATCCGCCTTGGCTTTCGCTTCGGCGGCAGCCTTTTCGGCCTTCAGTGTTGCGAGTTCCGCAGCAAGTGCGTCCGCGCGTTCTTTGTCGGTCATTTCTGACTCCTTGTTGTTCTCGGCGGATGCCGCATGTTGTGGATTGATTTGCTCTTCAAGCGACCAGTTGCGGGCCGAAGCCATCGTTTTCAGGCGCTTTGGTGCGTTCGCATAGACGCGGTAGTCAAAGGCGGATGCTTTGGCCGTTGCCTTCTTGTCCACCGACGTCTCACCATCGGCAAAACCGGCAGCGATGGCGGCGTCAGCCTCCATCCAGGTCTCTGCCTTCATGATGGCCCGACACTCGGCAGCCGTCTTTCCGGACTTCGCAGCGTACACCTTGGCGTAAGCCGTCGCGTAAGCCTCGAGTTCCTTAATGGTCTGCGAGTGGTCGTCACTGTTCCCGATGGTGATGTTCATCGGGTCGTGGATCATCAGCACCGAGCCAGGAGCCATGGTGACTGTGTCGCCTGCCATGGCCAGCAGACTTGCCGCGCTTGCAGCAATGCCGACGATCTCGACCGTCACATCGCCTGCGTGCGCCTTCAGCGCGGAGTGGATAGCCGCGCCCTCGGAGGCTATGCCGCCACCAGAGTTCAGAATGACCTTGATGTCACCATCAAGACCGGCCAGCGCCGTAACGACGTCAGCATGAGTAAAGCCATCATCAAACCAATCAGCGCCAACGACACCGGATAGCATGATCGTCTGGCCGTCAACTAAAACGGACATGTTGTTTTCCTATGGTGGCGTCAATACGCGCGAAACCCGCCTCTAACGGCGAAACGCTTACGCTTTCCAGAGCAAAGCCCCTCGTGGTATGCGATAAGCTGCTTCAGTTCGTTCTTGTCGGCCTGAAAGTAGCGAATTTCATCTTCGCCAAAGCGAGCCTGCTGGATGCCATCACCAGAGACAATGGCCGTCAGCAAGGCGCGAAGGCGAATGGCCTCCGCGCAATGGTCAATGTCTGGCATTATGCGGCCTCCGGCTTAGGTTTCCTGCCGTCATCAAGGAGCGAATCCTCAAGTTCGGCCTGCAGCGCCAGTTCCATACGCGCTTGCGCGTTGTCATTCGCAGCCCGACCAGTCGAAGGCATCGCAGCCCCGAGAGGACCGCCGCCACCGACACTGCGGCCAAACGGGATTGGAATCCCCTTGGCGTTCATGTCCTTGATTTCGACTTCGATCTTCTCGCGCGTCACGGCAGCGTCACGGCCCATAAGTGCCGCCTCGTCTTCCGTGGATGACAAACCAAGCTCGATGCGCTTGCCAGCCGCCATGGTGGCCTTGTAGTCGTCAGCCACCGGCTGCGCTGGTCCAGGCCATTCCGCATTGCAGACGAGCTCACGGTTGGCCGCGAATGCCGCGTACCCACCCTTGAACGGTATCTGCTGCGTTCCGATCTTCTCGTCGAGCCAGGACTCATAAACAGCCTGGCAGAATGGAGCGGCAATTCGCTCGCGGCGACGAGTGACGATCGGCCAGACGGATGACATGGCCATCCGCACAGACGAGTAGTTCGCGTTCT